ACTTGCTGACATTTGGCTATATGCTTGTGAAACTGATTTCAGGTCTTCTGATGTACCGCCAAACGATTGATTTGCTTTCACAAGACTATCAACCTTGTTACCTGCGACTTCACTTGTGTCGCCTAACCCAATAAAGGTTGTTGCAAGTTTTAGCGCATCACTAGTATTTGCGTTAGTATCTTTTGCTAAAACTTGCATCCTTTTGCTTAACGCATCAAAATCTTGACCATTGCCTGAAAAATTCATTGTGTTTTTTAGGGATATCATAGCCTTCTGTGTATCTACTGCACCACCGACCCAATCGCCAAATTTGCCACTAACCGTGTTTGCTATTTTTGAGCCAATTTCAAGCAATGCCCCGATTGCAACTGTTTTGAGACTTCCAAATCCATTTTTAACTTTTTCAAGACCATTTTCAGCCTCATCAGTTTTTAAATTTAGCTTGAATTTACCGCTTGCAATACTTGCATCAAGATTTTTAATGTCTTGTTGCAAGTAACCTGCTCGTGTCTCTGCCGTCTGCAAGTCTCTACTTAATTGTAAAAACTTTTTCTGCCCATCTGGTGTTGACTTATCAATCCCTGCAATCTCTGTTTTTAACTGTGATGCCTTATTTTTAGTTTGTTCTAGCTGACTTCTAAAATTGCCTTGCAACTTAGCCATGAGCGTGGTATTTGTCGGGTCAAGTTTCAAAGCACCTTTTAAGCCACTTGCTTCACTTTTCAGCGCACTCATGGCTGTGTTTATGCCCTTCAAGCTATTCTCAAAACTTGCTGTATTTCCGTAAATCTCAACTTCAAATTTTGCATTTGCCATTATTTTTTACCTCCTTTTTTATTTTTCTTCGCTTCTTGCTCTCTTTTTTCAGCTACTTTGTTCATTATTTCAATGACTAATTCTGTTTCTAGCTCATAGAATTGAGCTAAATTCATTTCTGAATTAACTATACTGACAAGCAAATCAAGCGTTTTATTTTCATGTACTTCTTTCTTGAATCGTGACGGTGCTTCAATGATTTCATCAACTTCATCTTTCACAACGTTGTTTGAGTTCAATGTCGGTATCTGAGTAAGATACACGTGTGCTAATTCTTCGCTTGTAGGCAACGTTGTTTCATTTGTTATTTCATTGCTATCAGCCCATAGCACAAGCAAATTATCTGATATAGTTTCGATTACCTCTGTGAAATCATTCGGTAAATCAAAATCTAACATCAAGAATTTCATATATTCTTTTTGCTTTTTCATGTCTGAAAATATGTCGTGCCCTGTTAATTCAAAGTATCTTATCGCATCTTTTAACTTCATTTTTACCCCCTTTCTCTACAAAAAAAGACAGTACACAAAATGTATACCGCCCCTTCTCTTATCCTGTTTATCCTGCAAATTCTTCTTTGAATTTCTCCATCAAAGTTTTGATTGTTTCGTCTGCTGTGTCAAATTCACCAGTTTTCTCAAATTCTTTAAAGTCTGCTTTAGCTTTAGTCAAATCTGATTCATTAAAAGCAAGATAAAGACCAAGTTGAATGAACTCAATCAAATCCGTCAAGTCGTTTGATTCTTCGTCCTTCTGTTTTTTCTCCAATTGTTTACTTGCTCGCATAACATCTTGACTTGTAATCATCTTAAATTTTCGTGCCGTACTAAGTTTCTTCATTGTGTCTCACCTTACTTTCTTTGATTATACACCTAGTGCTTTTGCTGGGATGACAGTGTCAGGGAACATAATGAATAGTCCTGCGTTCATCATCTTTTCAAACTCGATTGCTTGGTCTCCCCAGACTTCGTAACTTACTGATGCGGGTGTTTTACCTTGTGAACGATAAGCCGATGTTCCTGTTGCTGAAACTGGTAAAGTATATTGAATAGGATCAACACCGTCGCTTGAATCTGTTTCTGATTCTCCGCCTGCGTCTGCTGTTGCTTTCAAAGATGGGTAAACATTGATTTTGTAGCCGTCAACAACTCCATCAGCTGTTTTTTTGCGTGCTTTGTTGACATATTGAACAATGAAATCTGAGTAGTTGCCTGTGCTGATATAACCTAAGCCATTTTCTGATTTCACTTGCCCCATTAAGTCTTCTGCAACGCCTTCATCAAGTTGCATAAACACCATTTCGCCTTGTAGCAATGTTGCGCCTTTTTTAGACCCGTGGTCTGAAATGTCGTCAGCAGCAAAGTTTGAGGTTTCCGCCTGATCCTCCATTTCGCCAACTGATACCAAACCAGTTACCAATTTAATATTTTTTGCTACGGGCTTAGTGCCTGTTGTATCAATTTTTGCTACTAACAGACCTTCGTTACCCCAAAAAATCTTGCGTTCGCCATATTGTAAATCTAATGCCATTTATAATGACCTCTTTTCTTTCTATAATTTAAGTGTGTTTGCGTACATCTCAGCGTCTTTCAATATCTTCTTGACTGCTCGTGTACCTTTTTTTGTTACCAAGAAATACATACCATGATAGCCTTTTGAATAGTTTGCTCGTGTGCCGTCAGATACTTTCTTACCTTTACCATTGCTTGAAATCTTGATATTGCTTGCAAGTTCTCCTGTGTTTCTGTACTTAGAATAAGTGTAACGCTTGCCGTTCCTACCTCTGAACACTAGCTTTCTTCTACTAGCTGTTAAGGCTTCACTTTTAAGCTGAATCTCGAAAAACTCAGCCATTTTCTGCGTTACTTCGTCACTAAACTGATTAGCAATAGCTTTTGTATCTATTCCATTCATTCCCATGCTTGCCCCTTACTGCCACAAGGCAAGTAAACTGAGCCTGAAAATGAATATAGGTGACTAGAATCTGAGTAGTCAACATATTCAAGACCACCACTTATCAACTCAGATAATTCTTGAATTAAGTGACTATCTACATCTTCAACGCTTGCCACAACGTTGTATGAATAACCGATAACCCAACTAAAGCCATCAGCTTTAGTTTTCTTTGAGCTTGCCAAAGTGATATAGACTGTGTTTGCTGTGATAGTGTCTTTAACACCCAAGATAATGTCCTGAAAGCCAATGGTTTCAAGTATTTCCATAAACTCTGCATAAGAATTAAATACCATTTGCAACCACCCCTTCTAGCACTACTCTGTTTGTTTTCGTGTCTCGTTCCCAAACAGTTCGTTTGTAGCGTGTTCCTCGTTCATCTAAGAAATAATCAAAGATTACAAATTCATAATCACCGATATTGTTTAGGCTGTATCTAACAACCTTTTTCAAGCCTTGCATAGAAAATTCATCTAATCGTGTTTGACTTATTCGCTCTTGCTTAGCCATCAGCGTTATTAGCTCAACTGTGTTTTTTTCAGCACCAGTTTTTTTCTTGACTGTTTTTTGCAGTTCAATGCTAACTTGCGTGAATATCATTTCTTAGCCCTCCCATATGTCAAAAGGACAATAATATCTTTCATTCTAGCTGTCTCAGAATTGATAAAAGTAGCGGATGGCTCTGTCACCATCCTTATTCTGCAAAAAGTAGCAACATAATCTTTGACAAGCTCATTTGTCTCATCAACACATACATTAGCAACTTTTAATCTAGCCAAAGCCATCTGTTTATTTGCTGAAATCTGTGCATCATAAACATTTACATTTTCAGGGATTCCGCAAAATCCCTTGATATAATCGTTGTTCATTCTAAGAATCCCTTTCTATTATTATTTACCTGATACTGTGATTACTGCACCAGTTGCAAATTTTTCTGCTTTACCTGCTGAAAGTGATTCAAGCAAGATTGCATTTTCGTTTGTTTTCCACTCGAACGCATCAACTTTTGTGAGGTCCTTCATGTCAATATGATAAGCTTGATCAACCAAAACTGTTGGTTTGAGTGCTTTAGAACCTGTATAAACTACCAATTCATCAACGCCCACTTCACTTGCAATTTCAGCGTCTGAGTTGCGAACTCGTGCGTTTGCGTTCAATGCTCTAACTTCTGCTAGGATAGCTTTGCGTTGAGCTGCTGTAACAACCAAGTATTTAACACCGCCAGTTGCTCGAACAAAATCTACCGCATCTTCAATGCCATCAACATATTTTGTTGCAGTAATTTTCTTAACTTTCTTAGCGTCTTTTTCGTTTGCCAATGATACAAATCCGTTTTTACCGTCACCTTCTACAAGTGCAAGGTCTACAGCTTTATTGACAATCGCTTGAGTCAACTCAGCAACGATAGTTTCATAGATTTCATCAAAATTTGCATTTAATTGTTTTGCTCGTTCTGAGATTGTTTGAATTTTGTAGATCATAGCGGGGCTGATAGCATCAACTGTCAATACTGCCGATTGTACTGTTTTTTCTGTGCCTTCTGCGTGTACTTGCGCTTCGTCAGATGAATCAAGACCTTGAGTTACAAGCAATGCACCCACATGTGTGAGCTTGAAAGCTTTGAAAACTGGGTTAGTTTCGGTCAATGCTGATTCGATTGATGTAACTAAGCGTGTAGGTAATACAAGTGATTCGTCTTTGATTTCAAGACCATTTTCAGCCAATTTAGCATTCCATTTATTTGCAACTTCTGCTTTGTTGTTTGAGTCTTTCAAGATTGTCATAAAGTCAGAAATTGAGTTTTTAGTTTCGATATATTTAGTCATTTTAATTTCTCCATTTTTATTTTCGTTTAATTTATTTTGTGCGTCTGTGATTTTGATTTCGTTTGCTTGATATTCTGCGTCTAATTTTTCAGCATTGCCCAATAAATTTTCAGCTAAAATCAAGCCTTTAATTTCGTTGTTTCGTAACGTTAAATCTTTGATAGATTTTTCAAGTTCAATTTTTTCAATTTTATTCATACTTTGCTTTTAGCTCCTTCAATTTGTTCTCTGCAAGTTGTTTCGCTTGTTTGTCTTCCCTGAGTTCGTTAGCAATTAACTTAGCATCGCTGTCAGCACCGACCGATACCAATGAAACTTCATTCATCAAAGCACGCTGAACAACAATAGCATCTTCATCTTCACTAAAATCATAATCTGTAATATAGTAACTGATTGATACACTATCATACACACCATTTTTAATAGCTTTGATAATGTCTGCTTTAGTTGCATATACTATGATTTCTGAGATATAAGCCTTTTGTTCTGCATCATAAGCCGTTTTAACCTCGCCCAACAAATCTGTTCCTTGATGATTAAACAAAAACGGATAAGTTTCTCTTTGAAACTCGATCACATCACCGTCAAGAATAATGCCGTTGTCATTGATAATTCCCGCATGTGCTACAACCGCTTTAATTTGATAGTCGCCAGTTTCTTGTTCAGTTGCTTCATTTTCATTCAAAGCTAAGTGAACTGTATTGTTAATTAGTTTCTTCATTTGTCTCCTTTTTATTTTCTAAATCAGAAAAATCTTTAATAATTTTGCTGTTCAAGTTTGTCATATAAACATCTCCACCTTCGATAGCTTCAAGACCTAATAAAACCCTCAATTCATTCAGGTTTAATAATGGTGCCTGGGTATTCTCATGAATAAGCGATAACATATTGTCAATGCTCGCAAACTTGAATAGCTGATTATCAATTACTATGCGTTCATAGTATTTGTTGCCTGCTATTTTTCTGCGTTTGCTTGTTGAAATAAGCTTGTAAGTCAATTCTTTTTCAAGTTGATTAAGCAAAGGTACTATTGTTGACTGATAGAAATAAATTTGCTCTTCCTGCGTTGCTGTGCCATCCAAAATTGTTTCACTCATGAAATACGAACTTAACAACTCTGACTTAATCAGCTTAATTTCTTCATCGTTCAACACACTGTAACTGTTGCTAAACTCTTTAATTTCTGTCTTGTCATCCGTTACTGTTAAACCATTGACTGAACCAATTTTTTGCATTTGTGACAACGTGTTTTGTGCTTTTTGAACAAATTCATCTGATTCAGTGTCAATGAGACCATTTATTTTCAACTGACCCTTGATTCTGCCTTGTTGTAATTTCGTTGCAATTGATGACAACGTTGAATCAAGAATTGAGGTATTTGAATTAATAAAAAACGGACTGACCAAATTAACTGTTTCGTCTGTGTTAACATCTTCATCTTCGTTTATCAGCAAATCAATCAAAACACCATCTTTGTCGTAAGTCGGTTTTAGATATACTTGTCTAGTTCGCATTAATTTCCGTGTCACATCAGACCAAAAGTCAACGCTGTTCAAATGTCCTTTACTTTTCCAATTCAATACCTCATCAATATCACTACCGTCCATTGAAACAAGCGTATCAATGCCATTATCATTCTTCTTGTATTTAACGTGTTGAAAGTTTAGCTTACTAATTTCAGTTGCAATCTTAGCAGATATATTGTTGTAAAATCCTGAGGTTGCACTAACCGCTTCATCACTCCAACTTATGGCTCGTTGAGTTTGCTGATTCATCTTTGAACTCTGAATTTTTACAGCTTTACCAAATAAATTAAATTCCATTTTTCACCTCCTTTCATTAATAAAATAATCGTTCTACATTTCTCTTGTCTTTTTTAGTTTTTCTGTTATGACACGCATGACATAGCAGCTGTAAATTATCGGGGTTATATGCAATGTTCCAATCGTCAACGTTATCCCAAGTCAATTCTTGAATATGATCGACTTCATAATATTTTTCTGTGAAACTGTGACACTTCTTACATGTCATCTTGTCTCGTTTTCTTATGTCGTCTCTTGTTTTTATCCATTTGCTACCTGAATAAAAGCCACTATCTCTTATTGTTTCTGCGTTATAATTCATCTGCTACCATCACCTGTAAAGCCATAATTGCTGAAACAACTGGGTCAATTTTCTCATCTTGACTTTTCTTTTTCAGCATTAAATCGCCACTTGTTCCAATTCTAACCGCCACATTCATAAGCGACCACTCCATTAATGATTGATTGTGATACAAGTTACCTGCTTCAATTTGTGACTTGAATATCTGAATGTAATCGCTCATGCTGAAACCTTGTCTAATCGGTACTTGTTTTTCGCTGTCTTTATCATAGAAATACAAGTCAATTAAAGCTTTTAAGTTTTCGTATCTCGATGGATCATAGCCCACTTTTACAAATTTAGCTTTTGTTTTAGTTTTGAACTCTTTCATATATGCGATTATGTCAGTTGCTCTGATATAATCAGATTCCAAAATTATTAAACTTTTTTCAGCTTCGAATTTCGTGTAAAGCTCTTGCTGTTCAATGTCACAACTATCAAAGTTTTTCTGAGTTGTGAAACTGATTGTATGCAAGTAATAATTATCGTCAGGCTTACACAAGAAAGCAACTGTTGTCAAGTCGTTAGATAATGATAGGTCAATGCCTATATAAGTTTTAACGTTGTTGAATACTGACAAATCAAATGCTCGTTTAATTGTTTCATTTGCTGTAAAGTAGTAAGCAGTGTCTTGCATTGCAAGCCCCATGTTCATTGCAAGAAATTTCACTTGTAGAATCGGGTCTTGTTTTGAAAGTTCGTACTCCTCTTGAACAGCTTGAAAACTAGGTAAGTACCCAATTAAAGGCAATGCCATTGACCAGTTGCGTTTATCTTTTACTTGACCTTTTTCTTCTAATCTATAAAGCAAAGCAACTGACCTATCATTCTCAAATTCTTCGTCACTTGTGAAACGCTTAATCATAGTATCGTATAAGCCATTTCTCTTTGTACCGCCACTTGTTATATAGATTGATTGCCAATTCTTCTGTTTTTGACGACTGCCCTTATTCACGGCTTCCGTTATGTCTGAGGTATATGTGTGGACTTCATCGAAAATATTTAATGAGGTGTTACCGCCCTGTGATCTGTTTATATCGTTTGTTTGCTTAATGAATTTAGTTAGCAAAGGCTGAAACAATAAGCCTGTTTTTGTGCTTTTGAACTGATTATTTTCAGATAACTCGCTTAGCAAAGGACTTGCTTTAGCCTGATTTTTCACTTGTTCGTAAACATGCTTCGCTTGATTGTTATCATACGCAATCACTTGTGCTTCACCACCAAATTGCCCACTCAATAACATCCAATTTAAAACTCGTGTTGCCATGAGGCTTGACTTTCCTGTACCTCTGCCCACATTCAGAAAAACTTCATTGATTAGCTGTACTTGCTCACCTTTTTCGTTTATCATGTCGTAACCTAACATCAGCTCAATCCACCAAAGTTGAGTAGGTAAAAGAACAATAGGCTTTAAGTCACCAGTCGTCAACATGAAATTAGATTCTGTAAAATCAATAAACTGTTCAACTCGATCTAAGCGATATATGTATTTCTTATGAATTCGTATTTGTTTTTGAATTTGTCGTTTAATATCTTGATTAATCAAGTAACCATTTTCTTTGTTCCATTTCAACATTTGATTTAAATACTTCATATGTCACACCTCATCAAATTCTGAGGGTACATCATATTCAATTACTTCTTGCTCATAATTTTTCACATCATACTTTGATAAGTTCTGAATAACATCACGCAAGCTCTCTGTGTTGTTTTCGTCTTGTTTCAACTTAGCGATTTCCAAAGCGTTCCATTTGTCGGGTGCTTTGTTTTTAAGATAGAACATGATAGCATTCAGTTCTGGATCAACTTGTTGACGCTCATATGATACAAGCTTTTCAACTCCACTTTCATCAATTTCGTACCGTTGTTTAATTCTCCAACCACCGAAAATCTTTTTGTTTAAATGACTTTCGACTATCTCAAGTGCTTTAACATTTGCAATTTCTTTTGCATCTTGATATTCTTGTTCATGTTCTTTTTTCCAAGTATTAAATGTTGAACTTGCTACACCTAGCGCTGTATAAATTTGATAATCATTAATACCGTCAGCGACTTTATTTAAAATAGCTTGTGTTGTTTTATTACTGTTTAGTTTTTTTGCCACTTCTGAAAAGCCTCCTTTTTTTTGATATTTTTGATGATTTTTGTAAATTAATACAGATTTTGCCTGAAATTTTTTAGTTTAAAAATCTTGAGAGAGAAAATCCTTTGACCACCTATCGATTAAGACCCTCCACCTTACTTTATTAAGTGGGGGGGGATTTTATTTTTTTATTTATTCTTATTGCAAATTATTTATTTTTATTTTTTAAAATTTTATTTTATTTTAGTGCGCAATGCGTTAATACTTGCAATAAGAATAAATAAAAAAAGATTATCACAACTTTTTTTATTAGCATGAAAGACCAGAAAATTATTTCTGGAAAATCTAGCAAAAGAAAATTTAGGGGGTTCTCTATTATTTCTTTCTTCATTATATATACTTCACCCATCATCACTTTTTCATCATTTTTTGCAATATTTCGAAAAATAAATAATTTAAATTAAATTAAATAAAAAAAGCTAAAGCAATTTGCTTTAACTCATTCTCATCAATTCAATTACAACATCAGTTCTAACACTTTCATTCGTAAGTCAGTCAGATCTTTAATAACAATCTTGTTACTGTCAATCGTTCTATTAACGTTATCTGCGTCAAACCATCCAACTAATCCAATCAAAGCACCCACGCTATTTTGCTGATTCAAAACCTCAATCTTTTCATCAATTAACTCAATCACTTGTTTTATATTCATCTTACCCAACCTTTTCATTATCTCTTTTATTCGCAACTTCAATAGCTCTGATAGTTCTATTAAGTCTATTATTAAACGTTTGCGTGTTCAATCCCAAATTCAATTTAGTCTGCTCAACACCCAATTTCAGCACACTCTTAATAAACATCTCTTGTTCACTTCTTACTCGCCCATGAATCATTCTAATCGCTAAATCTTTTTCACTCAACACATCTTTATAACTATCAGCTTTCACAACATCTTGATATTCACCGCCCATCATATCATTATATTCTACCTTTATTTGTTTCAACTCCTTTTTTTTGCCAACACGTTTCTTGCCTAGTCGCTCAAGCTCTGCATCATTTGAAATCTGCCAAGCCTTCTGAAATACATACTTTTCAATTTTCAAATACTCGTCATTTTCTATATCATGATTTCGTTCATATATTTCAATCGCAATAAACATGTTACTTGTTATAATGCCCTTCGCATCATCAACATTTCTAAACTTGTTCTTTAATTTGTTTGCATATATGTCAGCCCATTTGCTTTGTAGCATTGTTTCAATAATTTGATTTCGTTTTGCTTCATTTGTCATTTATGTTCTCCATTTATCTTCTATTCGATAAACAAAGAACCCCCCTGTATATTTTGTTGCTATTCAATCAAGCGTTCCCACACGCTTAACTATTTCACCGTCATTTTATTATCTGTACTTTTCCACTCATAGAATTTATTTACCGACCCTGCTTGTTTCATAATCGTCATTAACTCTGCCATCTGATTATTGTCATCATATTTAAATGAATGCTGTTCGTCCAACGCATCCAGTACATAATCAAACTTGAAAAGTGGCAATCCGTTTTTCACAACGTTGTTTGTTCCCTCGTCATTAGAATAAAACAACTGCACATGATTTTCAAAATTTCTTTGATAATTGAATTTATTGTAGTTTACCCAATAATCTCTATAAGTTCCTTTTTTTAATACTTTATCTTTAGAAAATGTGCTATCTTTTGTGATATGAATATACCAGACTTTGCCACCTTTGACTGCTACCAAATCAACGCCCATCACCATATCAATATACTTGTTTCTGAATACCGTGTACCCTTTTGTTTCAAGTTTCATCGCTGTCATTATTTCAATTAAACTTGACTTATAGGCTCTGTCAGCTCGCCATGTTACACAGTTCTCAATGAAATCTTTATTAAATACTTTCACAATTTCTGTGTACCAAGCTTGTTTCTCAATTTTACCAAAAGCAATTTTCATATACTCTGCTAGATATTCTTTTTGAGATGGAACACGTTTTAACGTTGCACGCAAATCAAAAAACAAAGTCATTAATTTTCTTTCACAAATACTTTCAACTTTTGCTTTCAAATCTCGGTCAAACGCATCAAATTTATTATTTCTTGCGCTGAACTCTCGTTCTTTCACACCTTCATTCTTTACAACTTCAATAATTCTCGCTACATCTTTTCTTAATTCTGTCATTTCAGTTCTTCCATTCTATTTTCTAGTTGAAAGAACCCCCCGTTATTTTGCTACATTATATTTTAAACGTTTTAGCACTCGTCATGTGCTGTGCTATTTATTTAACTTTTCATCCATCTCATTTTCTAGCTTATCCATCTTAATTTCTATGTTGACCATCTCTTTTTCTCTGTCGTCAATTTCTTGTTCAAGCAAATCCAATTTCAGATTCATAATTTTCAGCTCTGCGATCATTGTTCTCATTGCAAGTTCTTCTGCAGTTGCCGTTGTGTTTGTCATTCGTATTTTCTTCATTTTCTCGTTTATCTTCTGTGTTCTCATTGCAAGTTCTTCTTGTGTTGTTTGTGTTGTATTTGTATTAGTCATTTTGTTTTCTCCATTTTCTGCTATGTTACGCTTCAGCTGACTTCTCAGGTCTGTGCCCTGCAAGCAAGTCAACACTTGCTTTGCTTTCTTCTTCTCTTTCGTCAACATTCTTAACATTTTCGAAGCTTGCTAATGCCTGCATCCGTTTAATTCTTTCGTCATCATTTATATTAATCACTTTTGCCTTATCCTCTTTTTTCTCTACCATCTTAACTTGCTCTGTAGCGACATCCTCAGCCACCTCAACGACTTCAACGACTTCAACAACTTGTTGTGTTTCTGTTTCTTCAATAACCTCTTTAGCTTCTTTTGCTTGCTGTGTATTCTCTTCAATAGATTTCACAGTCTTATCGTTTACTTTAGTATATTCGCCATTTTCCAATTTTTCTGAAACATACATGTCTAACTTATCTCTGTCAGCAAACTTAGAATAAACATTCTTAATTTCTTTTGCTTTTCCTTTTTGTCGCACTTCTTTGATTGCAATAGCTTCAACTTCAACCAACAACTCAATAGACTTTGCTACTGCCTTGCGACCCATTCCATACTTACTGCCAATGTTTTCTTGACTTTCCCAATTAATGTAATAATTCAAACTTGAAATATTAAACTTAGCTTGCTTTGCCAATTCATCTTTAGCAGTCTTGAAAATTCGTTGGATGATGCTCACATAGCATGCTAATGCTTTAATCTTTTCACCGTCTTTGTTAATCTTTAATACAATGTTGAAATATTCATCAGCGTTAATGCTCGCAAAGCCTGTGAATTGACCTTTAACATCCACAATTTGTTTAGCGATGAATGTGTTTTCTCGTCCGTCAGATTTTACAACATCATCAATCTTGATTACATTTGCTTTAGCAAGTTTAATGATAGATTTTTCAATTTTTGAATGTATAAATTTTCTATTTCTGTTTGCGTTTGAAAAGCTCAAAGCATTGTAAATATCAGAAACTTTAAAAGGTTTAATTTTAATTTCTGTTGTTTTTCCATTATCGTCTGAAACAAAAGGATAATTAAAAGTTGCTAATGTAGCCATAATCGAAAAATCAAATTCGTTTGCATCTTCAATGCTGTAAAGTTTGTTAGTGATTGAGTAATATTCTTTTTGTTGTGTCATAATCTGTTTTTCTTTCTATTTAATCTGTTCTAGTGCGTTTTCAAATTCATTTGTTCTAACATATAACCAAAATGTATTCATGCTTTTCGGATTAATCGCTGTTGTGATCGCCTTAAAACCTTTTGCTTTTAATTCATCAGCAAATCTTGAATTATAGCAAAAGTAAAATTTAACTTCGTTGTTCATGTGTGGTCTCCTATGTTGTTTTTTCTATACTTTTTAAAAAGTATTTGACAATATTCTTCTTCCTGTTTTCGTTAGCTAATCCCTGCAAACCCTTTATTTATAAGTATCTACGGTCAATATATAAAAAGTTTTAAAAAGTACTTGACATTGACTGATAGATGATATATAATTATTATAGGGGATTAACTAACTCTATGTATATATTATAGCATAATTATGTTTGCCTGTCAAGCTTTTTTTGCTATTTTTTTTATTTTATTAAAGTTTAATAAGTCCAGTAAAACGCTAGTTTAAGCCATTTTTGAAAATATCTAGTCAACGATTTTAATCATATTTGTGATTTATTTTTGATATTTTATAGTTGAATTTTTAAACTTTCTTCTATTATATATGCGTTGCATGAAAAGATAGGGTTACCACCCCACAAACTGCGTTTGTTCCGAGGTATTTACACGATTGCTGCGCATTCGGTAAATTATATTATAAATTTAAATTATAATTATTGAAAAAATAAATAGTTGTAGAACATCTATCTATATGTTTATATATATTAAGACAGACATTCTACAACTATTTTATATTTGCTAATATTCGTTACCAATCTTGCTTGCAAGTTGAGTAACACCAATCAGCTTGCTGTGCGGTAGGCATTTGACCTTGTTAGTGTGATTGTGCGTATAATAGTTTTAATAAATTTTAATATCGCTAAATCTAAGTACCAAGTTTTAAGCATAGCGAAAAAACTGTAGGTACTGTATTACTTCTTTATTCTTATATAGTCTTTTATTCTTAAATTCTTTTATTCTTACTGTGCCTGTTACATGCTATATGCATTTTGTTTGCTTACTAACAAAACGCATATGCAAATTATTTTTACTTTTTCTTTTTACAAATAAACGCACATGCAAATTATTTTTACTTTTGTTTAAATAGTTATGTTGAATAATAAACGCACATGCAAATTATTTTGCAAGTTGAGGGAGCTCCCTCAAAATTTAAAGACATAAAAAACACTAGACTGTAAACCTAATGTTTTACTAGGTTTAAAAATTTGATTTCGTTGGTAAAATTTTAGTTTTATCAGCAATAAAAAAAGACCATGAAATTAATCATAGTCTTTATTTTTCATCTTAAATTCTGCAACGTTGAATATTTGATTGATTCTTTTACAAAATCATCTGATTTCAAAGTTTGTAGATAATTCTGTGTCATTGTTATTGTACCGTGCCCCATGTTCATTGAAAGTGTATATATGTCACAGCCATTCCGCATTTGCATATAAGCATAGGTGTGTCTCAAAGTGTGAGGGCTGAACCTGACTACACTTCTAACATCCATATCTTTTTTCATTTCTTTCATCATCATAAAGATAGATTTTGGATTGATTCCATCGCCAAAAAATGAACGAAAATAATAATCACTTTTGAACTTGTATGATCTTCTCTTTAGTCTGTCATACTTGATCATCTGCTTTTTAAGGATTGGTGTGATTGCTAATGCTCTATCTTTGTTGAATTTGCTGTTTCTGATTAGTATCTGATTTTCAAGCACATCTTCATTTTTTAAGTTTGCAACTTCTGAAATTCTAAGCCCACACTCAAGCATCATACTAAACATTGTGACATCTCTTTGTGCTACATGTTTATATTTATGTTTGCTTGCTAGATTCAACATTTGCCTTATTTCGCTATCATTCAAAGGATAAACTATTTTCTTTTGCACCCTTAATTTTTTCACTTTTGCACAAGGATTTTTTTGAATATAATCTTCTTCAATCATGTAATCAAAAAGCTTACTAAGCCTATTTCTTGTTACATTAATTGTGCTTGCCTGCATGCCCTTTTTTTGCATTTCAGCTATCCATTTTTTTACATCTTGTTTTGTAACATCATCAATATACTTGATGCCTTGCGCTGTGAAATAGTCTTTAATGTTAATCAGTTTTGTTGAATAGTTGTAAATTGTTTGTTCTGCGTAACCTCTTACCCCAATTTCAATCAAAAACTCATCAATGATCTCATCCCAATTGTACAT